ATGTTAAATGATCCTCTATGTACTCTAACTGTATCACCATTAGTGTGTGAAGTAGCAGCAATTCCTAAAACACCTCTTTCAACTCTAACTGTTGGTATATTTGAAATTCCTAGAGATATATTTAATTGATCATCTATTTTACCACTTCCATCTGATGTGCTTGAAAAACCAACTTCAATAATTTTCATATATTCATTATCAATTTTCAATACATCAAACGTTGATATTGAACTAATACCACTCAATGAGAATTGTGTAGTTGCAACACCGATATTTACATCTAAAGTGTAATTTAAATCTGTAAATGTAATTGGTTGTTGTACTACGCCATCCAGTCCAATAATTGTCTTAGACAATTTTTTAGTCATATTTAACTTATGAGCATTACCAGCACCGATACCAGTAAATGTTATTGCGACACCTGAAGTAACATCTTCTTTTGTTGGGAATAATTGGAATTTATTTTCGCTTATTACTTTTGCAAAAACAGTAGATGGTAAAATATCAGTGGTAATACCAGCATTATTAATTGTTGCACCTATTGATACTGCAGTGGCAGCGATTCCAATGAATGTTGATGTTGGTTCATATAAAAGTTCTTCACCTGTATTATAAAAATGATTGGGTATAGTAAATATTCCTGTAGATTTTGCAAGACCAGCACCATCGGGATCGAATGTTTTAGTGTATATTGGTGTTCCTTCAAATGTCAGATCAAATTTAGTTTTGTTTGCTCTTCTACCTGCTAACCCATCATACGTTGACAATAATACTTCTGTTTCTACAGCACCATATTTCAAAGAACCAGCAAGGTTATTAAAATCAGATTCTGTATATAAAATTTGATTATAAGATTGAACAGTGACTTCATCAGTAAATTCTGGATCAGGAACAAAAAGTAATGAAATGTTATTACCATTTGTATCCGATATGAAAGAACCAATTCCAGAAGTTGAACCCAATGATACGTATGGATACTGAACAACCATAACATCTGAGGCATCTCTAACTGCAACAACTTGATGAATAGCAGAAGTTTGTCCAGTAGATACCTTAATTAATGATTTAATAGAACTATCCAATGTTTTGTCAAGATTCGCATAAGAAATAGAAGTTCCTGTACCTACATTGAATGTAGATTCAAATCTTGCACTCCTCTCATTACCTGGAGGTTGTCCTGTTGTTAAAAATCTAAAAGTACCAATACCAGCAGTTATTGTACCTAAACCAACTATATTTGCTTTTGCGTCAAGAGTTGAAACTCTATCATTTTCAATTTGTAATTTAATAATATCATTTTCCATTCTAGTTGTTACAACACCAACAGTATTTGTTGTTGTAGAACCTTTATCATCAATATAAATCTGTGAAGTAGTCGTATCTACACCATCAAAATCAACTATTATTTCATTGTAATTAATTTCTTTTGTAAGTGAGTCTTGTACAAAAATAGTGGCATGAAGTCCATTAAATTGATCTTTATTAAATTCAGCAACTGTTGTAGTAACAAATCCTGTAGTAGCAGATTCTATTCCCACATTTGCACTTACTAATTGAACATTTCCAATCGAACTAGTTGAAACACCTAAAGCATCAATGTCATAAAAAGTTTTAATTATTTTAATATCATGATCTTTTTCAAATTTTTCAATGGGATTAAATAATAAATTTTTAGTTCCATCAGTCAGCATTTCAGTGTCAAAGGTACCTAAAACCGTATTCCCATCAACATTATCATCTCCTATTCCAGCACTATCAGTTGATTTTTCCACTAATAAAACATCATCCTCTGTTGTTAAAACAACTAATTCACTTAATTGTGTGTCAAAGGAGTCAGGATCAACTATTTGTATCAAATAATGTACAAATTTACCATTAATTTCATTTAAGACAGTTGAATTATTAGCAAATCCTACACTAGAAAACTCATTACTAACATCATCATGAATAAGAACTCTATTTGTAATGCACTTATTAAAATTTGTTAACTTTTTCTCAGATAATATTAAAGTTTTAGATTTATTTTCTAAACTATTGAAGTCCAGTGCGTTATCAAAATTATTAATAGCATCAACTCTATTATCATCACTAACTAAATCAAGAATTAAAACTTCAACTGATGATAAAGTGGTGCCTATTCCCACTTTAGTTTTGGTTTCTATAAAAGTATCAGAGAAGTTTTTTAAACCTGCAGGGTGTATAATACTATTCAAACTATTTGAGAATTTTTCCCAAGGAATAGAACTTTTTACAGAATATGATAAATTTTGGTAATAATCATTATTAGGAGTAACTTGAGTATCATCATTTAATTTACCAATATCATCAATCCATCCAATATCTTGACGACTTGAAAAATCATACTCAAATTTAGCTATATTATTTTTTATATTAACTATTTCTGCTGAAACACCTGTAACTTTTCCTGTAATACTATCACCATTTTTAATATTATCAATTCCATCCAATTTAACATAGTCATCTCTCATCTCAGAGATAGTTAGATCAGACTCTTCACCATTCAATGTAAGTGCTTCATTTTGTTGAAATACACCTCTAGTTTGAATTGGACGTATTTCAGGATAATTTTCTTTGTTAATAATTGATGCATATCCAGATTGGAATGATTTTGCAATACCTGGATTTGTAGTAACACCTGCAACGCTATATTTCACAATCGTAGTGGTGCCTGGAGTGTATGATACAACTTTAAAGAACTGGAAATTGTGATCAGCAGAGTTAAATCCATCTCCTAGAACCTCTCCAGTACTTCCACCTCCAGTTGTACCTGTGCTTAATCCTGATATTCCTGGTTCTCCAACTCTTTGTATTCCTTCTACATAAATTTCATCACCAACCTTAAATGGTTGTGGATCAAGGAAACCATTAAATGGTGTTTCCATAAAACAAGTAACTAATCCTCCAGAACTAGTTTGAATTGAATTAATTCCTATACCATTTGAATTATTAACTGCAAAAATCTTGTGTTCAACAGAATCTAAACCATTTATTGGAGCAATAACATCAACTGAGGATATAGTTTGACCAGGAACCTTTGGATCTAAAGAAAGATCATCCACAATAGTATTTGAAGTTGGGTTGAATACTACTAAACTTGGTGGATTTGTATAGTCTGTACCACCATTTATAACTTCAACTTCGGTTATTTGATCTAAATTATCAATGTTAGTAATTGGAGGAATAAGAACTTCTGGTTGTAAGGTTTTATCAGATGTGTATTCGTAACCAATATTTAACATCCTAATATTTTCAATCGTACCTATATTTTTTGAATTGACTGATAAATTAGCATTTGCTCCTTCATCTGAGATTACTTCTTTAAATATTGGTAATTTTTTATAATTAAATCCATTAGATAGAATTTTAAGATTTTTTATACCACCTTTAACATTATCTGATTTTGTCGAATATTCAATTACTTCACAATTTGTTTCGTCATAATTTAAAAATTCAGGTGCCTTTGGAGAGAAACTAAATTTATCATCTGTAACATCAAATATTTTATAATCGCCATTATAAATGCTATCTACGAAACAAATCTGAGAATAATTTTGCACATCAGTATCTGCTGTGCTTATAAATCCACCTTTTGTCAATCCATAGTACAATACTGGGGGTGTAGATGTTGTGGGTTGTACAGATAAAGTTGCTCCAACAAGATCATTTAAATCAGTTCCCAAACCTATAGTTCCTTGTGTTTGGACATTGAAAAAAGTTGAATCAAGAGAACTTAAATATTCATTTTTTCCATTTTCATAGAAAATTTTGAAATCAAAATCTGCAAGATTTGTTGTTGATAAACCAAATGTAAGTTTTGAATTTTTATATACTTTAATTTGCGGATTTATAGGTGATATTGATTGATTGTTTCCACCAGTGTTTTGTGAAATGTTAATTAATTTTATTGGATCTGAGTAAAGATCATTATAAGTTTCTGCAAGTTGGAAATACCTGCTATTTACTTTATGAACAAAATAAGATCCATTTTTTATTCCTGAACCATCGCCAGTGTAAAATACTTTATCTCCTGTCTCAAATCCATGATTTGCAATATCTATTCTATTTGTTTCTACATCTGCACTCTCAAATTTTCTTGGATTTATAATTAATTTTTCAAACTCTGAGTTATAATCGATTTGTACAGGACTTGTTGTGTTTATGCCAACCGATAAATTTGGAACAACATTTATTGTAACAATATCTCCATTCTGCAAATGATGAGTTGTTGTATTTGCAGCAGCAACTTTTGTAGTTACAGTGCTTGTAACTTTTTCAATATCACCAGTTACCTGTTCAAATTGTGATGTTATGTTATAAAGATGAGTGTTGATACCACTAATATTACTTGCATTTGTTTTGAAATAAAGTCCTTCACTAGAACTACCGATTGCAACAGTTGACAGACCAATATAATCATTACTTTTCTTGATCACAAATAAATCAATAGAGTCGTCTGTATTGAGAAAAGGTATTGAAAAATTACCAATCGTATCGTTTGGATCATCAGTAGTTGCAACATTTAACTGCCTATTAGCAGCGTTTGGAACATTAAGTTTTACTTTTTGTCCTGTAACAAATGGATGATTTGGTAAATAAATTTGTCTATTTGGTATTGATATAGATTTTACCGTGTCTCCAACAAAATAAGTTGTTTGAATTGCTCCTCCACTTGTTCCTATTCCAATTTGTTGAGGTGCATTGAAGTAAATAACATCATTTAATTGAGACTCAAATTTCTTTGTGCTTATTGGTAATGATATAACTGTGTTTAGAATATCAACATTTGAACCATAAGTATGTGCTACTCCAGCATTTCTAACAACACGAAGTATTTTTTCTGCAGGAAATATATTAATTACCTGCATAGTTTCATCAATTGCTCCAAGTTGAGATGCAGATGTATTTCCCGAACCAACTCTTATAGTTCCACCAATAGAAACATCATTTGGTATCTTGTTTACAAAAATATCTTCTACAGCAACATTACCAGTGGTTACTGTTTTCGTTGGTGCAATTAATGCTACACGAGAGGTAGTTATTCCAATCTTAAATGAATCTGTTAATCCTTGAATAGATTTATTTAAACCAGAAACAAAAATATTATCTTCTTCATTCAATTCAACAAATGGTAAATATTTCGCATTAACTTGATTTTTATCCCAAGTAAATACCAAATTTTCAAATAAAGAAAGATTTGTTTCGATAGTAGATATTCCAATACCAACTATATCACTCACAACTGCTTTTAAACCTGTTCCATTTGTACCCGTATTGTCAAAAGATGTGACATCCCCAACTTTATATTCAGTTCCTGGATTGAGTATACTTATACTTTCAACACCACCCTTTGATACAGATGTTACCTCTGCTGCTGAATTTATTAATTCATTAGATTCAATTATAAAATCATTGTCAGCAAAATCCTCAGATACGTTGTAGGGATATGTATTTCTCGATAAACCTGAATTATTAAAGTCAAAATCGTGATCTAATTTAAGGTTGTCTTCTATTAGGGGTAATCTAAATGTTTTTCCTACGAAGAAAGGATATGATCCAATCAACTTACCGTTTGGGTCTACCTCTGCAGTTGCAAAATAAGCGTATACTCCATTTGGAAACTCTGGAGTTTTACAAAATCTTCCATTGTGTATATCTAAATCCCCAGATGCGTTATATACAAAATCATCTATAAAATATCCTGCATCAAAACCAGATGGTCTATTTGTAACATTGTTAATATTTTTAATATATGATGAACTTATCAATTTTAAAGGAGAATTAATACTATTTGGATCTGCATATCCAAATGGACCGTAAATTGGATTACCATCATATGCCCAACCAATTATTGATGAATGATTTGTTGGTTTATCAAAATCACCATTACTTAATACATCAAAATTATCTTTTTCTAAATTTGTAATTAAATCTTGATCGCAACCTATAATATTAAAACTTAAAAAGTCACCTCTGGAAACTAGTGCAGAATCACCTGATCTAACCTGCTCATTTATTTGTAATTTTCTTACAGTTGGATCAAATGCACCATTTATACCATTAGTTGTAGCAGTTACGTTTGTAGTGAACTGACTGTACCCTATACCAGCGTTTACAACAACTGTACCAATTAGTTTACCATCTTCAATTACAGACCTCACAATGGCACCTGAACCACTTTTATCAGTGGATGTTATTGTTATCTCAGGATTTGAAAAATAATTTTCACCTTGATCAACTACAACGACCTCTACAATTCTACCATTCGATACTACAGGTCTAAGTTCTGCATTTTTTCCACCCTCAATACTTACACTTGGTTTTGATACATTGTTTAATATTGTTGAACCATAATTAGAACCACTTTCATACACATAAGCATCTGTGAACGAACCTTTGACATGAGGTATTATGGTAAAATCACCTGTGATTGTGCCAGCATAACCTACTTCTAGATTAACTTTAATATCAGGATATTTAAAAGTTTGATACCCAGTTCCAGTGGAATTTAAACCAACAACTTTACCTCTTTCAAAATCTATAGTAGATGTGCCACCTACTCCAGCATTTGCAAGTTTGAATGAATCATCATCAACTTTCATCACATAATAAGATGATGTTGTTGATAATCCCTGAATTTCTTTTGGCATTGTTGAACCAATACCAACCATAGGTGAGTAATTAATCAAATCACCGTGCTTAAATCCATGATTTACAAAATTTACAGTATCAAAGGAAGTTGATATTCCAGATGGTTTTACAATTAATTTACGATGTTGATAACCTTCTCCAGGTTCAAGTACTTTTATATCAATTATAGTATTTTTTGATAAAGTTCTAAAAATATGAATACCACTTGCTGCTGTATCAGTTGATAATCCAACTGTATTAATTCCTGATAGAGCATCAATTTTTTTGTTGTAGATTCTAACTGTTGTAGGATTTACGACTCTAACATAATATGGGTCTCCAGTTGCTAATGTTCCAGTTATTGTATTAGTACCATCATATGCAGCACCTATTCCTATAGATGGATTTCCATTATTTAAATAATAAACTAATTCACCATTTTCTAAGTTATGTTTTTGTTGAAATGTAATTGTTTCATCAGTAATGTCAATACCGCCACCAAAAAATACATCTCTACTATCAAACGTTAATTCTCTAAATCTTTCTCCTGTTATTGCTTCTAAAACACATCCAGAACCATTTCCACCAGTTAATGAAATATTTTTTATAGATGCAATATCAAAATCTTGTGGGTCAATAAGAACTTTTTCAACAGATCCAGATAAAACAGGTTCTGCTAATGCCTGTTCACCAGTGCCAGTTTCTACAATTATTTTTGGTGGATTAATGACATCATAGTTAGTACCACCATTTATTACATCAATGTTAGTTATACCACCATAGTTTATAACGTCCTCTGATACAGGAGATCTCAATTCTACACCATTTTTTAATATTCCAATATCAGTTATATTTTCATCATCATTTGATAAGTTGAATAAATTTTGAGTTAAAGGAAACTTTCTTAAAATTTTATTAGCACTTATTTTCTTTCCATGATGTTTCTGTAATGTAAATACGTGCTGATCTTTAGAGGACACCCCTATTCCAATTGGTACAGTGCTTGCTGTACCAATTTGTGCTCTAGACAAATATAATGCTATTCTATTAATATTTGTACCAGGTGACTCTAATTGTGGATCAACATAATATAATTGACCATCATTTAAACCTGGAATTTCTTCACTTGGATCGCTATTTGCAGAATTAGGGTCTTTTATTGAATTATATACTACAGCATCACCTTGTATAAATTTTATGTCCCTATTTGTATCAAAACTAAAACTTAGATAATTATATAAATCCGTAGTCTCATCTTTACCATCAAATGCAAAATTAACTGTTGTTTGTGCAATACCAATTATAGTTTCATCGATTACTTTATCCGTAATAGTATAACTTGGCAATGAATTTGATGCAACATACCCGTCAGTATTACCATCAACATAGACGTTTAGTACATTTGAAATAATGTTATCATTTCCCTCTCTTATCTCAGTTCCTGTACTAGATGCCTTTTCAATTACTCTACGTATATCATATTCCTCTCCAAATACAGGAGTAAATCCTAAACTATTTGTAGTTATTTGATTTTGATCTTCAACAATAGACTCAACTATAAAAGAACCATCTATAACTTGTTCATTTCTTCTTAGAATTTGAAATAAATCATTCTTTTTGATAGATGATTTATCTATTTTTGTTTTTAATTTTAATGTTCCAGCACCAGTAAGTTGTCCATTTTGATCTACATTTTGAGTAATATCAACTTGAAATCTTGAACTTGTGTTATAAATCCAACTATTGGCAAATTTTTGTTTATATGTAGAAGATAGATTTAATATTTTTTCTCCAACATTTTTTACAAATATTTTTTCTCCTTCTGTAACTAAAGACGTATTAACATCAGTTACTAATTTAGTTAATACTCCAGTAACTCTTAATTCAACCTTTTTAGTTATATCGCCATTTTCATAACCAAATACAAATTCATCTTTCCTAATATTATCTGATGTATTGATTGGAACATCAATACCAGTACAATCAAAAAACTGATTAATAGTTTTTGATTTGTATTCGATTGTATTGGTTCCACTTTTAAGAATTCCTGTAGTACCAAATCCAACAGTTGAATCAACTGATATAATAGAATCAGTTGTTGATACTCCTGATGTAACTTTTGTGTAAGGATTAATTGTAAATATACCTTTTATTAAATCACGATCACTATATCCTACAAAGAGTGCTAAACGATAATAACTTTTACCATCTCTATTAAATATCTCAACTTCAGATACAGATGCATTAGTTTCTAAATCATCACTTTTATATATTGTTTGTCCTACTAGATTTTGAGGGTCTTCACCAGAAATTAAATCTGCAATAATTACCTCTCTTCTTATATACTCTGCATCCGATGGTTTTATTAAGTTACTTTCAAGATCTAAAATCTTCGATTCTACTCCATACAATACTTTAAATAAAACTCTTATTGATTCCTCTATACCTT